TTACGGGGTAATGCCAACCGCTGCCGCCACTTTGTCGCCACTAGTGCTTTGTTTTTCGAATTCATCTAAGGCTCTTTCAACATCAGAAAGATACTCTTTGAATGAGTTCAAGATCATGCTTAACGAGCCCTCCATAAATAGGACCTGTTTTCCATCTTTTTTAAAAAAATCAGGATATTTTTCTATAAGTTCAATAATGCTTTTAATATTTTGCCCATCGTTTTCTAAGTATTTTGCATCATTATGCGCACAACTGTTTCTTAATTTTGTTATTTTTTTGATATTCGAATAGTGGGATGTTGACTTCATCCCTATCATTTTTTTGATAAATAGATGGCTCCTCTCAAATCCACTTCCTTTGAGATCTGAAACATTTATAGGAGAATGATGTCTATTAGCAAAGTTGTTACAGAATTTTTCTATTTCGTGCTCAAAAATTCCGAATATAGTTAAGAATACTGACCTGCGGATAATACTTGGGTAGTATTCTAAAAACATTTCATCGAGATCTAGCGATGAGCTGGTGAGTCCCATGTAATGATCAATTGACTGATATACACCATCTTCCGGAGATATTTCAATTATATATTCTTCAGGTCCTTTGTCTTTATATTCTGCTATACCCTTAGCGATTGATGATTCGCTATGAGTGATTAACGTCTCGATAATATCAAATGTTAAGGAGAAGTCGAATATTGGGAATTGAAACAAAAACTTAACCATGCTTGAACCTTTAAGAATCTGATTTAGTAACATCCAAAGTTGCTAGTGGATTGAAACGAAGAGCTGTCTCTAAGTGATCAGGTGATAGATGAGCATAACGCATAGTCATTTTTATGTCGTGATGTCCGAGGATTTTTTGCAAAGCAAGGATGTTTCCACCCGACATCATGAAATGCGCCGCAAACGTATGACGCAGAACGTGTGTAAGTTGACCGCGAGGGAGCACGATAGACGTTTTTTCCATCACGGATAAAAATTGAAAATAGCAGTCTGTGAAGAAATTGAACCCATCAAGCGCCATGATCTCTTCATAAAGCTCTTTACTGATAGGGATGCTTCTGTTTTTCTTCCCCTTCGTTCTTACAAAGGTAATTCGGTATTTGGTCACCTGTGATCGGGTTAGGTTTATTGCTTCTCGCCAGCGTGCGCCTGTGCTTAAGCATATCTTGACTACCAGTGCCAGAATTGGGTCCTGACGTTTGCAATCATCCAGCAGTTCAACAATCTGCTCATGGGTAAGCCATGCCATCTCTTTTTCTGCGATGGTGAATTTTCGCATGTTCTCCAGTGGGTTTGGATACGACCATTCGCCCAGGCGGGATAGTTCGCTAAAAACACTACTTAGATAGCTTTGCTCCAGGTTAATGGTGACCGGGCTGGCCCCTTTCTTCCATTTCTCGCTGAAGTAGATCTCACCTGTCAGTCGTTTATCTCGATAATGGGCAAACATTTTAGATGTGAGATCGGTTGCAAGGGGATTGCCCAGAGCGTCAACCATCAGCAGCAATTTGTCATAGACATGCTGCCCAGCAGTCAGAGATTTACCATGTAGTTTGAACCATAGCTCAACCACGTCTTTCAGGGTTCGACGATCTACTGATTCGCCCAGCCAGGGCTTTGCTTCGGTTTCTTCCATCGTGTGACGCTCAAAAGCCAGTGCTTCGCCTTTGGTGGCGAATTGTTTACGCACACGACGCCCACTACGTCCGGCGGGGTAACATTCGCAAAGCCATTTTCCTGTGGTGAGTTTTCGTACTGCCATAAAAAATGCCCTCCAATAGAGAGCATTTTTACTGTATGTATAACCAGTGTCAATGTATGAAATCTTGCGACCATACATCTCACTGAAGCCATAATGAAGTTGGCTATTTTTTGCTATGTGAGTATGTGACTTTTGCGGTTAGCCTGCGGCTCATTGTTATATTAGGCGCAGATATAAAAGCAAAAATTATCGCGAGTTTTTAGTACAGATTTTTTTTGATTTACTAATAGTTCCATCATTGCAAACGAACTTTCCATCGGAGGTACAGTGAGAGACACCTCCCTTTTTCCCAGAACAAGGATAATTTTTAGCATAGGTAGTTAGTGGGTTTAATAACAAAGAGCATGATAAAACCACAAAAAATACCTTACCAAGCATAGTTTCCTCCCGGTATTACCTAACGTACTTAATTGTCAAACTTATAATTTTTCCAATTATTTCAACATCTTCTATCTTGCACTCGAAGGTTCTGTTTCCACCTTCAACGAAGATTCTTCCACCGGGTAAACGAGTAATGTCGCGGATTGTTATTTCGCCATCAATACTTATTACCCATTTACCATCACGTATATCATCAAATTCTTTATCACAAATAAATTCAGAATTGTTATCTGTGATGACAAAAGGTTTTTTAAACGTAGAGGGTAGAAATCCCTTATCAAAAATATAAAAACCGTCTTCACGCAAGGCACCATCAGATAATACATATTTAGCAACTTCCATCGTATTTGTATTACCTGAAGTTTGCTTTGAACCATGTCCAGTTGTGAGCCAATTAAGCGAGGTGCCCGTTTCAAGGGCGCACTGGATTACCCATTCTGCTGGGAATGAGTCACGCATGTAGCGTGTAGCGAGTGTACTTTTAGAGATTCCTAAATGATCGCACAACGCCTGTCGAGTTTTGAATCCATAAGCTTCTACCATGCGCTCTATAGCGCCTCGTCCGCCTTTCTCCAAATTCATGGTCACTCCAAGTGAACTTTTATCTTGACGATTTCATAGTACGATCGTATGTTTATGGTGTTCACAAAATACAAACGATCCGTATTCGTCCTGATTAATCATCATTAAACGAGGAATGTTGCATCATGAGACCTAACATTTCAATCACTCTTACCACGCCTCATGTGACTATTGAACGCTATAGCGAGCTGACAGGACTGTCCATCGATACCATCAATGACATGTTGGCTGATGGACGCCTTATCCGTCACCGTTTGCGCAAAGATAAAAAACGCGAAAAAGTGATGATCAACATAGCAGCCATGACCGTTGATGCGCTTTCAGAATGCAATCTAAACCTTAATTAGTTCGATTCTGAAATACATCAGAGGCATTGACCATGTTTGATTACCAAGTTTCCAAACATCCACATTTTGATGAAGCCTGTCGTGCATTTGCACTGCGCCACAATCTGGTGCAACTGGCAGAACGTGCAGGCATGAATGTGCAGATTCTGCGGAACAAGCTGAACCCAGCTCAGCCTCATTTATTAACCGCACCAGAAATCTGGCTGCTTACCGATCTGACTGAAGATTCAACGCTGGTAGATGGTTTTCTGGCACAGATTCACTGCCTGCCATGTGTACCGATTAATGAGGTTGCAAAAGAGAAACTGCCGCATTACGTCATGAGCGCAACTGCAGAGATCGGACGTGTTGCAGCAGGTGCGGTATCTGGTGATGTAAAAACTAGTGCCGGTCGTCGTGATGCTATCAGCAGCATTAACTCTGTAACACGACTGATGGCGCTGGCTGCTGTTTCATTGCAGGCCCGTTTACAGGCTAATCCTGCAATGGCGAGTGCAGTTGATACCGTGACTGGCCTCGGTGCTTCATTCGGTTTGCTGTGAGGTGCTTATGCTGACGAAAGAACCATCATTTGCATCGCTGCTGGTAAAACAAAGCCCGGCAATGCACTACGGTCACGGCTGGATCATGGGTGAGGATGGTAAACGCTGGCATCCGTGCCGTTCACAAGATGAATTGCTGGCAGAACTATCTACGAAAAAACGGGGGAACAAATGGCTATTGAAGGCGCTGCGGCGACTGTTCCATTAAGCCCCGGTGAACGCCTGAATGGACTTAATCACATAGCGGAATTAAGGGCAAAAGTTTTTGGCCTGAATATTGAGTCAGAGCTTGAGCGGTTTATTAAAGATATGCGTGATCCACGGGATATCAATAACGAACAAAATAAACGAGCACTGGCAGCCATATTCTTTATGGCAAAAATTCCGGCTGAACGTCATAGCATCAGCATCAATGAGCTGACCACTGACGAAAAGCGGGAGTTGATTAAAGCAATGAATCATTTTCGTGCAGTGGTGAGCTTATTTCCCAGACGGCTAACCATGCCGAATTAACCAACTAATGAAATTAATGGCGTAAACCCGCCGAGCATCCCTTTATCTAAATTCAGGAGAATTGATTATGCGTAATATTGAGATCCTCACGACTAAAACCGGATCGGATGATGCAGGGCTTAATATTTTACTGACAGTGGCTCGTCTGGAAGAACGCCGGGCAAGGGCTGAAGCAATGGCAGCTCGCCTTGATAGCCTGGCGTGTCATATCTCATCCCGTCAGCTAAACCACGTGGAAGCGGCAGAACTGCTGCGTGTGACTGCTGAAGCAATCCAGAACGAAGCGCAGGAGATCCACTAATGGCTGATGCAATGGATCTCGTACAGCAGCGCGTTGAAGAAGAACGCCAGCGCCATATCCGTGCTGCCCGTGCCAAAACACCGGGCGTGTCTCGCGTGCTTTGCATTGAGTGTGAAGCGCCAATTCCGCCAGCACGCCGCCGTGCCATTCCGGGTGTGCAGCTTTGCATTACCTGCCAGGAAATTGCAGAGCTGAAAGGCAAACATTACAACGGAGGTGCTGTATGAGCACCATCCTGAAATGGGCGGGAAATAAAACCGCCATTATGTCCGAACTGAAAAAACACCTTCCTGCTGGCCCGCGACTGGTTGAACCTTTCGCGGGTTCCTGTGCTGTGATGATGGAGACGGATTACCCCAGCTATCTTGTTGCGGATATTAATCCTGATTTAATCAACCTCTATAAAAAGGTTGCTGCTGATTGCGAGGCGTTTATATCTCGTGCCAGAGCTTTATTTGAGGAAGCAAACAGGGAGTTGGCTTATTACAACATAAGGCAGGAGTTTAATTACTCCACTGAAATTACTGATTTCATGAAAGCGGTATATTTCCTGTATCTCAATCGTCATGGTTACCGTGGGTTATGTCGTTATAACAAGAGCGGGCATTTCAACATTCCATACGGTAATTATAAAAATCCGTATTTCCCTGAAAAAGAAATTCGCGCATTTGCAGAGAAAGCCCAGCAAGCAACGTTTATCTGCGCCAGCTTTGATGAAACGCTGGCGATGCTGCAGGTGGGGGATGTGGTGTATTGCGATCCGCCTTATGACGGTACGTTTTCCGGCTATCACACTAACGGCTTCACTGAAGATGACCAGTATCACCTGGCATCTGTTCTTGAATATCGATCATCAGAAGGTCATCCAGTCATTGTTTCTAACAGTGACACATCCCTGATCCGTTCGCTGTATCGAAATTTCACTCACCACTACATCAAGGCACAACGCAGCATCGGTGTGTCGGCTGGCGAGAGTAAATCTGCAACAGAAATCATCGCTGTTTCTGGGGCGCGCTGCTGGGTGGGATTTGATCCTTCGCGTGGCGTGGATAGTTCTGCCGTGTACGGAGTGCGTGCATGAGCCATGCTGATATGAACAACTGCAGCGGCTTTAACGAGGCCGCCGCAGCATTCTCATGGAACAGCCCGAAAAAGGCTATTAACCCTTATCTGGACCCGGCGGAAGTTGCGCCGGTTTCTGCGCTTTCAAACCTGATCACTCTGTACGCTGCCGATAACGAGCAGGAACAACTGCGCCGCGAGGCACTGAGTGATCAGGTTTGGGAGCGTTATTTCTTTAATGAATCCCGTGATCCTGTCCAGCGCGAAATGGAGCAGGATAAGTTCATTAGCCGGGCAAAGTTGGCGCATGAGCAGCAGCGTTTTAACCCGGACATGGTCATTCTGGCAGACGTTAACGCCCAGCCTTCCCATATCAGCAGGCCGCTGATGCAACGTATTGAATACTTCAGCAGCCTTGGCAGGCCAAAGGCTTATTCCCGCTATTTACGTGAGACGATTAAGCCATGTCTGGAACGGCTGGAGCATGTACGCGACAGTCAGCTATCCACTTCTTTTCGCTTTATGGCAAGCCATGAAGGGCTGGACGGCCTGCTGATTCTGCCTGAAATGAGTCAGGATCAGGTGAAACGCCTGTCCACCCTTGTTGCTGCGCATATGAGCATGTGCCTTGATGCAGCTTGTGGCGATTTGTATGCCACCGATGACGTTAAGCCAGAAGAAATCCGCAAGACATGGGAAAAGGTGGCAGCAGAAACCCTGCGACTGGATGTCATACCGCCTGCGTTTGAGCAACTCCGCCGGAAAAGAAACCGCCGTAAACCCGTGCCCTATGAACTCATTCCGGGTTCGCTGGCGCGTATGTTGTGCGCCGATTGGTGGTACCGGAAATTATGGAAGATGCGTTGCGAATGGCGGGAAGAGCAGTTGCGTGCTGTTTGCCTGGTCAGCAAAAAAGCATCTCCCTATGTCAGCTATGAAGCCATGATGCATAAACGTGAGCAGCGCCGTAAGTCGCTGGAGTTTTTCCGTTCTCATGAACTGGTGAACGAAGACGGCGACACGCTGGACATGGAGGATGTGGTAAACGCCAGCAGCAGCAACCCTGCGCATCGCCGCAATGAGATGATGGCCTGTGTTAAAGGTCTGGAGCTTATCGCGGAAATGCGCGGTGACTGCGCCGTTTTCTACACCATCACCTGTCCGTCACGTTTCCATTCCACGCTAAATAACGGCAGGCCCAACCCGACCTGGACAAATACGACGGTAAGACAAAGCAGTGATTATCTGGTCGGCATGTTTGCTGCATTTCGTAAGGCGATGCACAAAGCCGGATTGCGCTGGTATGGCGTGCGGGTGGCTGAGCCGCATCATGACGGTACAGTTCACTGGCACCTGTTGTGTTTTATGCGCAAAAAAGATCGCCGCACCATTACTGCTTTGTTGCGTAAGTTTGCCATTCGTGAAGACCGCGAGGAGCTGGGTAATAACACGGGACCACGCTTTAAGTCTGAGCTGATAAACCCGCGCAAAGGTACGCCAACAAGCTACATCGCGAAATACATCAGTAAGAACATTGACGGGCGTGGTCTGGCTGGCGAGATCAGCAAGGAAACGGGTAAATCCCTGCGTGATAACGCTGAATACGTTAATGCCTGGGCGTCTCTGCATCGTGTTCAGCAATTCCGCTTCTTTGGCATTCCGGGGCGTCAGGCTTACCGTGAACTGCGATTGCTGGCTGGTCAGGCGGCAAGGCAACAGGGGGACAAAAAAGCAGGTGCGCCGGTACTGGATAACCCGCGCCTTGATGCAATCCTGGCTGCTGCCGATGCTGGTTGTTTTGCCACCTACATCATGAAGCAGGGAGGCGTACTGGTTCCCCGCAAATATCACCTCATCAGAACTGCTTATGAAATCAACGAAGAACCGACCGCATATGGCGATCACGGTATTCGTATTTATGGCATCTGGTCACCCATTGCAGAGGGCAAGATCTGCACTCATGCGGTGAAGTGGAAAATGGTTCGTAAGGCCGTTGACGTTCAGGAGGCGGCAGCCGACCAGGGCGCTTGCGCCCCTTGGACTCGTGGCAATAACTGTCCCCTTGCTGAAAATTTGAACCAACAAGGGAAAGACAAATCAGCTGATGGGGATACTAGGACGGACATTACCCGCATGGATGACAAGGAGTTGCACGATTACCTGCACAGTATGAGCAAAAAAGAGCGCCGGGAACTGGCTGCAAGGTTACGCCTGGTGAAACCGAAACGGCGTAAAGACTACAAACAGCGAATTACAGACCATCAGCGACAGCAGCTCGTCTATGAACTGAAGTCCAGAGGATTTAATGGCAGCGAGAAAGAGGTCGATTTACTCCTTCGCGGCGGCAGTATTCCGTCAGGAGCAGGCCTGCGTATCTTCTATCGGAACCAGCGTTTGCAGGAAGATGATAAGTGGCGAAACCTGTATTAATTACGCGGGTTAACAATTCGTGCTCTTAATAATACCAGGCATATCAGGCTAATGAACGTAAAAAAACGTTTTACATCAGTAAGATTATTATGTGCTGTAAATATAAACAGTGGTTATGTATACAGTATTGCTTGTGGTGTCATAGGAGGAAAGATGCAGGACTATTTTTTGGAGTCTTTGAAGCTCCAGCGCATTGATTTTTTTCTTAAGCTTGTAGCGGCTAGTGAGTGTAGTGATGAAGAGAAGGGGCTGGCTTTGCAGTGGGTTTCTGAACTGACAGATGAACTCATGGCAAAAATCAGAACCCACGAATACAACCGCTCAATGGATGTCATCAGCTGAGGTGACCTTTATGCGCATTGAAATAATGATCGATAAAGAGCAGAAGATTAGCCAGTCTACCCTGGACGCCCTTGAATCCGAGCTTTACCGCAATCTGCGCCCCCTGTATCCCAAAACGGTAATTCGCATCCGCAAAGGTAGCTCTAACGGTGTGGAACTGACCGGACTGCAACTGGACGAAGAAAGAAAACAAGTGATGAAGATTATGCAGAAGGTGTGGGAAGACGACAGCTGGCTGCATTAAGAAAAGTTGCTGGCGTCTGAACTTGGTTCTGGCGTCAGCAAGGTTGAACAACGAGTACAGTGAGGCGTTAGGTGTGGCGTTTATTTGATGAGTGAACGCCCGTTCTGCGACAGGTTCGGAGATTAAGGTTGAAACTACGGGCAAAATACCATCTTTTTCCTACTTAATTGAGTCCAGTAACAAGTTACAGTTACTCTCATTGTAGAGAGAACGAGCAATTAGTGTTACCTGCTTTCCATTCATTCCCGGCTTATCCCATAACACAGCTTCTTGCGACGCCACAAATTCAGCATAATCAATTATGCGTTGTTCGTGATCTGGTTCCTCATAGCCAAAGTATGAGAGCGCATCGTTGTAAGCGTGGTAAGCTGCTTTCTGTAATATCTTGATATCGGCTGTAGGTACTTGCTCCGTGTAGCTAGGATCTAATTGTGTGCTACTGCCATAGAATGCACATGAAAGGTAAGATATTGATTTCTGTTGAGCTTTAGTTCCTTTCTCATAGTTTTTAGCTGTTACCGCCTGAACTGGGACGCTAACAAAGCTTGCAACCAGAATTAAAATTAATACGTAAAAGCTTTTCATTTTGACCTCAGCCGAAACGTTAGAGAGACTATCGAAATTTGTAAAACCCGTGGCGATTCAGTTTGAGATCCTCCCCCTTACATGATTTTTAATCAAATATATGCTTTTGTAAGCATACCTGTTAACCGAATTATTCATTTTTAGAGATCTTCCGACATACTGATTATGCCCGCTGAGGAGTTCACCTTGCGTAAAGTCCGATTCGCTTTACTCGTCTGTGCATGTCTATGCTGCATGAGATTGCATGATCGTTTGAGGATCGTTTTTGCTAAGGCCCGCCAGAACTGGCGGGCTTTTGCGTAGATCATGCACCTGCATGAAAACCACTACATAAAGCGGGCAGGCGTGGCGGGGATACGAGCGCGCGCTAATGAAGAAAGCCTGCTAAGTCGCAGGCTTAAGGTTATTTCTTCTTAGGGGGGGCCGCGTGATCAAATAGCATGCGGGACGATGGTGGTAGTGGTGGTGGTGGTGGTGGTGGTGGTGGTTTTTGCTCGTTATTTTTTGTCATTTTTCGTATCTCTCTTTGAAATGTATTCTCCAAAGCTTTCTCGTACTAACCTTGTTTGAGGCGGCTGAGGCGGCTGAGGCGGCTGAGGCGGTACAGGTGATTTACTTGTAGAATTTGGTTTTCCAGTTCCTTCGTTGCTGGGCTTTATCATGATACTTTAACCTCTTTTGCTTTTGGCTTTCGAATCATCGTCTCTCACTAGCCTAGATTTAGGCGGTGTCGGCGGTGTCGGCGGAGTTGGAGTCTTCGCTGGTGGCTTGTTAGGTGTAGGGGCTTTTCCCATCATAATCTCCTGATATTATCTACAGGTATAATAATGAAATGTGGCTCATTAGTCTTCCTTGGCGAGGCTGAATCGAGATCCATCGCTAAAAAAAAGCCAACCGCTATCACTAATGGAATTAGTGAGAAAAAAAAGAATTTAGTGGCTCGATATATTTGACTTGTTCTCATTTCATTTTTCTTAGTATTCCAACTAGTACACTCTACTAGTTGTTTTACTAAGTATTCATTGAACTTTTTACTTGATGAGTGCTCACCATTATAGGTAAGCCCATTATTATCACAATATTTTTTATAGTCTGCTTCATATTTAATGAGGCCATTGTAGTATTCGTCTATTTCCTTAGGTTTGGGAATGTATTTGAATTCATTACCCCAAAATGCTTTTTTTAGGAGCATGCAGGCTTTATAAATAAAAAACACTGATAATAATGAAAGTCCTATAACAATGCAGGCAAAGAATGCATGATTTTCAAAGGATGTGTTTTTAAGCAGATATGTTACGATAGTTGCGTCGATTACTATTAATCCAAATATCATTTGAATTCTGTTGTAAATCTTGTCTTTATTTTCCGTTTCCTGAAAGTAAAGTTTTTCGTAAAATTCTTTTAGCTTTTCGATATCCATATAAATGCTCCAATTTTTTTCCTACTGTGTGTATCATAGTAGGTTTGGTTTGGAAACAAAAAACCGCCTGATGGCGGTTGAAATTTAGATGATAGGTATGATAGCAGAGTGATTGTTATCTTCAATATCAAGTTTGTAGGGGTCAAACTTGATAACCTCGTCACATAGCCACTCATTAAGTTCTTGTATTCGCCTTTGTAAAGGCGTCAGTTCGTTACGAACAAATACCTTACTTGCTTTGCTTACATCCCCAAAGCCGCCGATGTTCTGGGGAATTATCCCCATCATTTGTGGCGGCACACGATGCGCAGCCATCATGTCATCGCGGCTCACGTTCTTGATATTCAGAAACTCATCCTTCGCTGCGACTTCTGACAACGGGATAATCTGAAGTCCGTCCTTTTTGCCGTTAGGCGAGTACATAAACAGATTGCGGAAGTTGCCTGGACCTTTGGCGCTTTTCATCGCGTTGCGGAGGTTGTTCACATCCTCCTGGTTCTGCGCAGCGTCGGTCATGTACATGATGAAGCCAGCATGACTGCCGTTAATGTAATACTTTCGACGGAACAGCGTGGCGGACTCATTGAGCAGGGCGGACGGAATGGCTGAAAGATAACCGGGCAGGCCGTAGATCTCCTGGTTGATGTCCGGTTCCATCAGATGAAAAATGCTGCCTTTCGTGAACTGATACGGCTGCGTGGCCATACCGTATTGCACAAACCAGTAGGTATCCAGGTCTAACCCGCGTCGGGTGTATTTTGCCAGCGCAGGCTCAAGGGCGATAACTTCACCGAATCGATTCGTGCGTTTCTCCAGGTAGGCGTTACCAAATACCAGATAGTCCTGCACAAAACGCGAAAAAGCCTGTTGGCTGAGCAGTGGATGAGAGATATAGGTACTGGTCAGAATGTTGCACTTTACTGCAATCGGGGAACTGTGATGCACGGCAGCGCGGAAGGTGCGCGCCAGTCCGTCAAAGCTGACGGGCGGCTCATACCAACGGTCCATCTGTACGCATTCCACATAGTCCAGCAGTTCTCGGCGGTCCAGAACAGGAACGGGATCGCCGAAGCTGAATGCTTCGGCTGTAGTCTGGCTTTTAAGCTGGATCTGTTTCGTCGCCGCAGCGCGGTTCTTCTTACTCTTTCCCATCAAAAAATCTCCACAATATTGCTGGTATTGGCGGATTCGCCCTGCAGCGGTTCGTTAAACAATGCGTGCATCGTTGCCCAGGCCAGATCGGCGTGGCTGGCTTCTTCGCTGCGGCTGGCTTCATAGGTCGGGCGGTTGCCGCTGGCGGTGGTGGCGCGACGGATTGCCATAAATGACTGCGCAATGTCGGTGTGCCCGGCGTCAAACTCCAGACGGCGGTGGCTGATAATGTCGTAGGCCTTGAGTACCAGGGCGTTTTTAACGTTGGGGTTGTAGACAAACTCCCTGACGGCAGGAAAAAACGCTTTCACGTTCTCGTAAACCCCGTGACCGACGCCGGTCGAGTCGATGCCGATATAGGTCACGTTATACTGTTCGGTCAGTTTTTTGATGGCGTCAGCCTGGGCGCGGAAGTCCATTCCGCGCCACTGGTGACGCTCAAGAATGCGGAACTTACCGCCCGGCACGGCTGGCGGTGCCACCACCACGCATCCGGCGCTGTCGCCGTTCTGCGTACCTTTTGCCGGGTCATAACCGATCCACACTTCGCGCCAGCCAAACGGGCGCAGGGCCAGTGCATGAAAGTCGGTCCAGACTTCCCAACTGTCCACCATGCACGCCTGCAGCTCGCTGAGCGGGAACACGGACGCGAGATCGTCCACGAACTCACACATCAGCAGGTTCTGGTATTCGTCCGGGCTGTATTCCATGCGCAACTGGTCAAGGTCGAACAGGTTACAGCCGCCGCGCACCGCATCTTCTACGGTGACTATCTGGCGGTATTGCCCGTCTGCGCACAGCAGGCCGGGGGCCAGATTGCTGTGGGACAGGTCGATGTCCACCTTATCGGCTTTGTTGCGCCCACGGTTGAACAGCGCACCGGACCAGAACGGATAAGCACTGTGTGTCAGGCTGGATGGCGTGGAAAAATAGGTTTGTCGCCATTTTTTGTGAATAGCCATACCGGAAGCCACTTTGCGCAGCTCCTGGAATTTCGGTATCCAGAAATATTCATCCAGATACAGGTTGCCGTGATAACTCTGGGCCGTGCGGGCATTGGTGCCGAGGAAGTAAAGCGTGGCCCCGTTAGGAAGCACCATCGGATCGCCTTTCAGCTCCACCTCCACTTCTTTAGCGAAGTCGATGATGTACTGCTTAAAGACGTGAGCCTGTGCCTTACTGGCGGAAAGGAAAATCTGGTTACGTCCGGTAAGCAGGGCGTCAATCAGGGCTTCACGGGCAAAGTAAAAGGTCGCGCCGATCTGGCGTGACTTCAGCAGGTTGCGGATGCGGTTGGTTTTTCCAGCTTCCCACCAGTGGCGCTGGTAGTTGAACATGGAGGAATGGAAGATTTCTTCCAGCTTCTCAATCTGTTCATCGGTGAAAACGTTCTTTTCCGGCTGACGGCGTGGGCCTTTGTTGCGGTTGGCGACGTTAGGGTTTAAGTCGGCTTCGTTGCCGCCATTGTTAAACTTGCCGATCCGCGCGTGGCGTTCCGACTGGCGCGCCAGCAGGTCAATCTCTTTGAAATCTTTCCCTTCTTTGTGCTCCTTCATAATGAGCTGGCAGTAGCGTGCGGCGGTGGTGAGCTGCATCTGATCCAGCGGCCCATAGTCACCCCACTTGTCGCGTTTTTTCCAGCTGTGAACGGTTGAAACTTTCTCGCCCAGCATTTCAGCAATGCGGGCTACGCGGTATCCCTGAAAGTACAGCAGCATGGCCTGCCGACGGGGATCGAGATCTGCGAGTGTCAGTGTGGTGTTCATGGCACAAACCTACAGCCTTGAATGAAGGCTTTCCCCGCCTGCGGTTTGTGTGGTTGTCGGTACAAATACCGCGCATTGTTTCACTGCCCCCATCACCGCAACCATAAGGCTCCAGTAAGTTTTTTCTAACGGAGCACGGCTCATGACAGTGAAAGCAAAGCGTTTTCGCATCGGGGTGGAAGGTGCCACCACCGACGGACGCGAAATCCAGCGTGAATGGCTGGAACAGATGGCAGCCAGCTATAACCCGGCGGTGTATACCGCGCTGATTAACCTTGAGCACATCAAGTCTTATCTGCCGGACAGCACCTTTAACCGCTACGGCAAGGTGACGGCGCTGTTTGCTGAAGAAATCACGGAAGGTCCGCTGGCAGGCAAGATGGCGCTGTATGCCGACGTTGAGCCAACGGAATCACTGGTGGAGCTGGTGAAAAAAGGCCAGAAATTATTCACCTCTATGGAAGTCAGCCCGAAGTTTGCTGATACGGGCAAAGCCTACCTGGTCGGCCTGGCTGCCACTGATGACCCTGCCAGTCTGGGCACTGAAATGCTGACATTCAGCGCCAGTGCAGCCCATAACCCGCTGGCAAACCGCAAGCAGAATCCTGCCAATCTCTTTACCGCTGCAGAGGAAACGGTGATCGAACTGGAAGAAATCCAGGATGACAAACCCTCCCTGTTTGCCCGTGTCACGGCGCTGTTTACCAAAAAAGAGCAGTCCGACGATGCCCGGTTCTCTGATGTGCATAAGGCCGTGGAGCTGGTCGCCACTGAGCAGCAAAACCTGAGCGCACGCACCGAAAAATCCCTGTCTGAGCAGGAAGAACGTCTGTCTGAGCTGGAGACTGCCCTGCAGGCACAACAAGCCGCCTTTAACGAACTGGTGGATAAGCTGAGTCATGAAGACAGCCGCCAGGACTACCGCCAGCGTGCAACAGGCGGTAACGCCCCCGCTGACACTCTGACCAATTGCTGATGGAGCACAAAACCCGATGAAGAAGAATACCCGCTTTGCTTTTAACGCTTACCTGCAGCAGCTGGCGCGTCTGAACGGTGTTGCAGTTGAAGAACTGTCCAGCAAGTTCACCGTCGAACCGTCCGTGCAGCAGACGCTGGAAGACCAGATCCAGCAGTCCGCCGCTTTCCTGACACTGATTAACGTCACGCCAGTGACTGAGCAGTCCGGTCAGTTGCTGGGGCTGGGTGTTGGCAGCACCATTGCCGGAACCACTGATACCACCGCGAAAGAGCGTGAACCTGTCGATCCGACGCTGATGGTCGATGTGGAATATAAATGCGAGCAGACCAACTTTGACACGGTGCTGACCTACGCGAAGCTGGACCTGTGGGCGAAGTTTCAGGATTTCCAGGTGCGTATCCGTGACGCCATCGTGAAACGTCAGGCACTGGACCGCATCATGATCGGCTTTAACGGCGTGAAGCGTGCGAAAACCTCCAACCGTAGCGAAAACCCGCTGCTGCAGGATGTGAATAAAGGCTGGCTGCAGAAAATCCGTGAGGATGCACCGGATCACGTCATGGGCAGCACCACCACGGGCGGTGAAACCACACCGGGTGCGGTGAAAGTCGGGAAAGGTGGCGAATATGCCAACCTGGACGCCGTAGTGATGGATGCCGTCAATGAGCTTATCGACATGGTTTACCAGGACGATGACGATCTGGTGGTTATTTGCGGGCGTGAACTGCTGTCTGACAAGTATTTCCCGCTGGTCAACAAAGAGCAGGAAAACAGTGAAAAACTGGCTGCCGATATGATCATCAGTCAGAAACGCATGGGTGGCCTGCAGGCCGTGCGTGCGCCGTTCTTCCCGCCGAATGCGCTGCTAATCACCCGTCTGGATAACCTGTCCATCTACTGGCAGGAAGACACCCGCCGCCGTTCAGTTATCGACAACCCGAAACGTGACCGGATTGAAAATTTTGAATCCGTTAACGAAGCCTATGTGGTTGAGGACTACCGCTGCGCCGCACTGGTGGAAAACATCCAGATTGGCGACTTCAGCGCCGCCGCAGCAGAAACCGGAGCGTAATCCATGAGCCTGAGTCCCGCACGGCAGCATCGCCTGCGCGTTCAGGCTGAACAGGCCGCCCGTGAGGGCGGCAGTGTTCGCCACGCGTCGGGCTATGACCTGATGCTGCTGCAACTGGCGGAAGACCGCCGCCGTCTCAAGGGCGTTCAGTCCACGGTGAAAAAAGCGGAAATAAAGGTGGAGCTGCTGCCGAAGTACGCCGCCTGGGCAGAGGGCGTCCTGGCTGCCGGAGGCACTCAACAGGATGACGTGCTGATGTACGTGATGCTGTGGCGCATTGATGCCGGAGATTATGCCGGGGCGCTGGAGATCGGGCGTCATGCCCTGCGTCATGGCTGGGTGATGCCGCTGGGTAACCGCAACGTGCAGACCGTGCTGGCAGAGGAAATGGCAGATGCAGCCCAGAGCGCAATGCTTGCCGCCACCGGCTTTGATGCCGATCTGTTACTGCAGACACTGGAACTGACAGACGGTCTGGATATGCCGGACCAGTCACGGGCGCGTCTGCATAAAGCGATTGGCGCTGTACTGAGTGAAAGCAATCCGGCTTCCGCCCTTAATCATCTCAACCATGCGCTACAGCTCGATCCCCGCTGTGGCGTGAAAAAAGACAAACAGCAGCTGGAGCGCAGACTGCGCAATGACAGCCGCTGACAGAACGTGCCCCCGCGCACGGGCGGCACGGGGTGGCGAAAGGCACTGCCACATCAAAACCCCGTCCACCGCCCTCTATTTCAGGAGAAAGCAGCATGAAGTTTGTTGCGCCAGAACAGGCACCGGAACAGGCGGAAATCATCAGAAATACGCCGTTCTGGCCTGATGTGGACCTGTCGGAGTTTCGCAGTGTCATGCGCACTGACGGCACGGTGACGCAGCCGCGTTTAAAGCAGGTTGCCCTGTCGGCAATTTCGGAGGTCAACGCAGAGTTGTATGAGTTTCGCAGACGTCAGCAGATGCTGGGGTATGCGTCGCTGGCTGAGGTTCCGGCGGAACTGCTGGACGGCAAAAGTGAGCGCATTCAGCACTATTTCAACGCGGTTTACTGCTGGGCACGCGCCATGCTCAACGAGCGTTATCAGGACTATGACGCCACGGCGTCCGGTGTGAAGCGGGGCGAGGAACTGGCGGAAGCAAGCGGTGATTTGTGGCGTGACGCCCGCTGGGCCATCAGCCGGGTGCAGGATGCGCCGCACTGCACAGTGGAGCTTATCTGATGAAAGTGCGTGCGCATCAGTATGACACGGTGGACGCGCTTTGCTGGCGTCATTACGGGCGCACGCAGGGTGTCACGGAGCAGGTACTGAAGGCAAATCCGGGGCTTGCCGAATACGGCCCCTTTTTACCTCACGGGTTGCAGGTGGAGCTGCCGGACATACCGACAACCACCACCGTGCAGACCGTCCAGCTATGGGACTGAATTATGACGCTTGAGCGAATCAGCGCCTTTATCACGTATTGCATCGCCGTCGTGCTGGCCTGGCTGGGCGATTTGTCCATCAAGGATGCCTCAACGCTGGGCGGCCTGATGATTGGTGTGCTGATGCTGGCTATCAACTGGTACTACAAACACAAAGCCTACCAGCTTCTGCGTGACGGGCAGATCTCGCGGGAGGACTATGAATCCATCAATCGTTAAACGCTGCCTTGTCGGAGCCGTGCTGGCTATTGCTGCCACGCTGCCGGGTTTTCAGCAGCTTCACACCTCCGTGGAGGGGCTGAAACTGATTGCCGATTACGAAGGCTGTCGTCTGCAGCCGTATCAGTGCAGCGCGGGTGTCTGGACCGACGGCATTGGTAATACATCGGGCGTCATTCCCGGCAAAACCATTACGGAACGACAGGCAGCAGAAGGGCTGATCTCAAACGTGCTACGTGTGGAGCGGGCGCTGGAAAGATGTGTGAAGCAACAGCCGCCACAAAAGGTGTATGACGCGGTGGTGTCGTTTGCCTTCAACGTGGGGACGGGCAATGCCTGCAGTTCCACGCTGGTGAAGTTACTCAATCAGCGGCGCTGGGCGGATGCGTGCCGACAGTTGCCGCGCTGGGTTTATGTGAAAGGTGTGTTTAATCAGGGGCTGGATAACCGCCGTGCGCGGGAGATGGCCTGGTGCCTTAAAGGAGCTGGACTATGACGCGTGCGCTGGCAGTAGTGGTGGCGCTGGCACTCGTTGCGCTGGGCTGGCAGTCGTGGCGGCTTAACAGCGCCAGCCACACCATCGAAACGCAGCGCGCGGCGCTGAAAAGTAAAGCGCAAGAACTGACGAAGAAAAACAGCCAGCTGATCGGTCTGTCCATTCTGGCTGAAACCAACAACCGGGAGCAGGCGCGGCTCTACGCCGAAGCAGAACAGACCAGCGCACTGCTGAGACAACGACAACGCCGGATCGAGGAACTGAAACGTGAGAACGAGGATTTACGCCGCTGGGCTGATACTCCTTTGCCTGCTGACATTATCCGGCTGCGGGAACGTCCGGCACTCACCGGAGGTGCAGCTTACCGTCAGTGGTTGTCCGCGAGTGACGCCGTGTCGGCTGGAGCAGGCAGCGCCGCGCACTAACGGTGATCTGAACGCATTGCTGGATGAAACGGAGGCCGCCTGGGCGGTCTGTGCAGACAAAGTGGACATGATTATTGCGTGTCAGGAGCGAAACAGTGAACAAACCACAGTCCCTGCGCCACGCCCTCAATAAAGCAGTGCCTTATGTCCGCAATAACCCGGACAAACTGCATCTGTTTGTGGATAACGGTTCGCTGGTTGCCACGGGGGCCAGCTCCATGTCGTGGGAGTACCGTTACACCCTGAACGCGGTGATTGAGGATTTCAGCGGCGACCAGAATCTGCTGATGGCCCCGGTTTTATTGTGGCTGCGGGATAACCAGCCTGATGCCATCAATAACCCGGCGTTACGGGAAAAGTTATTCACCTTTGAGGTGGATATTTTGCGCAACGATGTCTGTGATATCAGCCTTAACCTGCAACTGACGGAGCGTGTGCTGGTCAGCACTGACGGCAGTGTGTCGAGTGTTGAAGCTGTAGCGGAACCCGATGAACCTGAAGAAATGTGGACGGTGAAACGTGGCTGAATTGCAGAAGGTGGACGACTGGCTGAGTGCCTTGCTGGCGAATCTGGAGCCAGCCGCAAGAAGCCGCATGATGCGCCAGCTGGCGCAGGAACTGCGCCGGACACAGCAGCAGAACATCAGGATGCAGCGTAATCCTGATGGCAGCAGCTATGAACCGCGAAGGGTAACAGCACGTAGTAAAAAGGGGCGCATCAAACGTCAGATGTTTACAAAGCTTCGCACCACAAAATACCTGAAAACTGCCGCCAGCGCCGATTCTGCCAGCGTGCAGTTTGAAGGTATGGTACAGCGTATTGCCCGTGTTCACCATTACGGCCTGCGTGATCGGGTAAATAAAAAAGGTTTAATCGCGAAATATCCGCAACGTACTTTATTGGGCTTATCTTATAAAACAGAAGAAAATATTATTATGAGCATAAAGGAGGAGCTATCAAAATAAAGACGAGGAGGTTTAAATAGCCCTCTCGTCTTTTGTTTTTATCCATAAGCCAGCTCCAGTGGAGATGGCGATTGATTAGCTGTTCATGTAAGAGTTAAATAGAGCTGAGATTTTTTGTGTATCCGTAACTGGATCAGTCGATGAGCCTTGTCTGATATAAAACATATTCTCAAAGTCGCAAATTTGACCTGTGCTCTGAATAGTTATCTTGAGTATGTGTAAGCCATTGTAAGAGCAAAACTCAATATTCTTAAGTATCTGCTGTTTTAGAGTTTCAGTGAAATTGTATCCTTGTATTTTTTGTTTTATTAACATAAAGTAATCATCAATGCTACCAGAGACTAACATTGCTTCATGATCAATTCCGTTTATATAGAACCCATTGAACTCAATTGAATTTACTCCATATAAATGTTGAATTCTATCTGCGGTTAATTTATTTTCGGCAATACCAACTAAAATATAGCCTTTTGCGCTTTTTCCAATATTATTTATTGCTACGCAAGTTTGTAATATTCCTTTTAAACATTCATCATCAAATTCATTTTTACCTGATAAATTAAAGAACCCTTGTTTGAAATCATAACTTGGTTGTTCAGTTCTAGAATTTGTTAATAGATTGCGAATTTCAGTTACCCAAGCATGATTCACATACTTTTGAGGAGCAGGTTGGAAGTAACGACTTATTAATGCAACAAGATCATTAACACTTTTTTCACGAGTGCTTGCAGCCCAGCGGCCACCATCGGTAACCATAATTATGGTATTGCCAGTGTTTTTTAATTGCGAGAATAAACCTTCTTTATCAATTAATTGCATATTTTGGTTGAAAAGAAGTTCATAAATAGACAAAAACACAGCTTGATAATAACGAGGGCATTCTTGAGATGAATTATCCTCCCCTAAAATATGGCTTCTAAAAGTATCATTTTTTCCGTCATATAGGCTTGTAATTAATTCATATACAGCTATGAAATTCTGCTTAATAGTGGCAGCGTTATTGGTTTGAATGAAAGACTCTAATTGCTGTCTGACACCATGAGCATGAGAGGAGTTTCCTTGACCATAGAATGTGTCGAGAGAAGTTGACCCAGATGTGGGTTTTTCTTCTAGACTGATATATGCAAGGATATTGGCTATCAATTCCTCGTCATCAGAATCACGAATACTTCGTCTTGTTAAAATATGATGTTTTATATAAAAGTGGTTATCGATATTTACCCCGTACTCCAATCTATCGTTACTGATTGAAATTTTGTGCATTTGCTGGAGATTCAGGTAATGGTGCCAACTTACTGATTTAGTGTATGATGGTGTTTTTGAGGTGCTCCCGTGGCTTCCATCTCCATCAGTTGTCCCTCCTGCTCAGCTACTGAAGGCGTGGTGCGTAACGGTAAAAGTACTGCCGGACATCAGCGCTATCTCTGCTCTCACTGCCGTAAAACATGGCAACTGCAGTTCACTTACACCGCTTCTCAACCCGGTACGCACCAGAAAATCATTGATATGGCCATGAATGGCGTTGGATGCCGGGCAACAGCCCGCATTATGGGCGTTGGCCTCAACACGATTTTACGTCACTTAAAAAACTCAGGCCGCAGTCGGTAACCTCGCGCATACAGCCGGGCAGTGATGTGATTGTCTGCGCTGAAATGGACGAACAGTGGGGCTACGTCGGTGCTAAATCACGTCAGCGCTGGCTGTTTTACGCGTATGACAGGATACGGAGGACGGTTGTGGCGCACGTCTTCGGTGAACGCACTCTGGCCACACTGGAGCGTCTTCTGAGCCTGCTGTCGGCCTTTGAGGTCGTGGTATGGATGACGGATGGCTGGCCGCTGTATGAATCCCGCCTGAAGGGAAAGCTGCACGTAATCAGCAAGCGTTACACTCAGCGCATTGAGCGACATAACCTGAATCTGAGACAACATCTGGCAAGGCTGGGACGGAAGTCACTGTCGTTCTCAAAATCGGTGGAGCTGCATGACAAAGTCATCGGGCATTATCTGAACATAAAACACTAT